CGAGATCGCTAATTGGTTCGGCGTTCCCCCGCATCTCCTCGGTGACGATGCCCGGGTCTCATACAATTCTCTGGAGCAGGAAAACCAGTCGTACATCGACAAGGCCCTTGACCCGTGGTTCGTGTCGTGGGAGGAGGAGCTCACGGCGAAGATCCTCACCGAAGAGGAACAGATGGACGACTCTCATACCGTCGAGTTCGTCCGCCAGGCGCTGCTGCGTGCAGACCTTTCTACCCGCGGGGAATACTACTCAAAAGCTGTCGGAGGCCCGTGGCTGACGCGAGATGAGGCCCGCGGGCTCGAGAATCTGAACCCGTTAGAGGGCGGGTCCGGGGCGGGGATCCTTGCGCCGCTGAACATGTCGGGCTCGGTGACCGATCCCGAAGAGCCGGAGCCGGAGCCGGAGCCGGAGCCGGATCCCGAGCCGGCCGGCAGATCGGATGACAACATTCCGCAGCCGGCCGATCCCGTTTCACACGAGCCGCGGGACTGGACCGCCCATGCCCACCTCCTCGAGGTTACGATCTCCCGCATGGCTCGACGGGTGGCAGAACAGGCGAAGAGAGCATCGGGGTCGGCCGACCGGCTGCGGGACTTCGTGGCTGACCGTCTCGCCGGCGGTCAAAACAGGTCGAGCGTCCGAGATTCGGTATCCCCCGTGATCGAGGCCTTGGCCGCATTCGGAGGGATCGACGCATGCGCAGCTTCGATCCGGGGCATCTGTGATTCGATTGCAGCCGACATCTTCGAAGCGGCGCGGGCCTGTCTCGAGGATATCGACGGGGACGGGGACGGGGACGGCCGAGAGGCCCTGGTCCGCGATCGGGTCCGGGGATACGTCGCGGAGTCGCCGCCGGAGATCGCCGCGAGATATTGCGAAATGATGGAGGCTTTCGATGGTTGAACGACGATTCACGAGGCGGCCGGATTCTATCTCGATCGAGATCCGGGACGACGGCACGGAGAGGATCTCCGGGCTCGCTGCGGTTTACTATGATGGGTCGCGTGGGAGCGAATTCCGGCTCTGGCCCGGGGCCGTGGAGCGGATTATGCCCGGGGCCTTCGATGGCGCATTGGAACGGCCCGACGACGTCCGGGCTCTTTTTAATCACGATCCATCCTCGATCCTCGGGCGCAACATCTCCGGGACTCTATCGCTGACGGCAGCGGCGGACGGGCTAAGATATGCCGTTACCCTCGGAGACACGAGCATCGCCCGTGATGTGCGGGAGCATATCGTCCGGGGCGACGTGTCCGGGTCCTCGTTCGCCTTCGAGGTGGAACCCGGGGGCGAGGAGTGGCGGAATGTCGAGATCGAGTCCGAGGACGGACCGCTGCGGGTCGACGTCCGCGAGATCCGATCCGTCCGTCTGCATGACGTGTCGCCGGTGACGTATCCGGCCTATGAGGGCACGAGCGTTGAAGCGAAGGCGAGCGGGGGCGACTCATCCGCCCGTGGCTCGTGGCGGCAGTGGCAGCGGCTCGCCACGGGGCGAGAGAGAATCGCACGGGCGCGGGCGTTGATCTCCGCCGATCGCATTGAATCGGTCCGCCGTGAGGTATAGGATGGCATTGTTTCCTCGCCGGGATTGCTACCAACCCGGGCCGGGGAATTAACTCCCGGGCGGTGGAGTGCTACCACGAAACCGGCCCAACGGTCCGCCCGTGAGGGCGTGCCGGGTCCCTCTGATAAGAGGCGCTTAGAAAATGAATCTCAAGGTTCTCGAGGAACGCCGGCGGGAGATCGTCGACGAGATCAAAACACTCGCAGATCGGTACAACTCCGCCAAGGATGGCGATTGGACCGACGCCGACGAGGCCCGATGGGTAGAAGTCAACCACGAGCACGACCGCGACATCATCCCGTCGATCGATCGTCTCAAGAAGGGCGAGGAGAGGGCAGAGAGAGCCTCGAGCCTCGAATCTGACATCGCCTCGGTGGCCGCTGGATCGCGTCCCATCGATGTGATCATGGATCGCGCCGAGTCGCAAGGCGTCAAGATCACCGGGCCGGATCGCGACGAGATGCGCGAGGAGGTCCGACGCGAGCAGGCGTCCGGGGCTGGTGACCGCTTTTTCCGTCGTCAGGGGGACCGCGAGCTCGCGCTCTCTGCATGGGCGAAACGTGGCCGCGCCGCGTCGGCGATCACAGAGGAAGAGTCCAGGGCTGCCGACCGGATCGGGTTCGACCCGGCCGCGCCGGAATTCGAGGTCCCGCTCCTGGACAATCGCCAATATGCGAAATGGCGGGCGCTTCAGCTCCGGGCGATGTCTACGTCGGCCACCGCCGGAGGGGACACGATACCGGAAGGATTCTTGCCAGAGTGGGAGTTCGCTCAACTGGCGTTCGGTGGCGTCCGCCAGGTGGCGCGGGTGATCCGCACGGCCACCGGGAACGCACTGCCGATCCCGACGACAGACGACACAACGAACACAGGCGAACTCCTCGCGGAGAATACCGGCGCCGCAGAGCAGGACGTTGCCACCGGCGCGGTGACGTTGAACGCTTACAAGTATTCGTCGAAGCTCGTCAAGGTCTCCGTGGAACTCCTCCAAGATTCGGCCTTCGACGTTCCCAGCGAACTCGGGCGGCTTCTCGGTGAGCGTATCGCACGCATCACGAATACACATTTCACGACCGGAACGGGGTCGGCACAGCCTAACGGAGTAGTTACGGCCGGGGCCGAGGGAGTGGACATCGGATCATACGCCGGCGGGGTTTCAGGGGATGATATCCTGACGCTGATTCACTCCGTCGATCCGTCGTATCGGAACGCGGCATCGTTCATGCTGAACGATTCCACCCTGTTGATAGTTCGCAAGATCAAGGACGATTCCGGCGGGACCGGGGTAGGTAATTATCTCTGGCAGGCCGGCCTGGAGTCCGGATCGCCGGGGACGATCGCCGGGCACCCGTACACCGTCAACCAGGATGTGGCGGACGGTGCGACATCGGCGAAGTTTATGCTCTTCGGTGACTTCGGGAAGTACATCGTCAGGGACGCGGCGGGGATCCGTTTCCGCCGGCTGACGGAACGCTACGCCGAAGCTGACCAGGAGGCCTTCGTGGCATTCTCTCGCCATGACGGGGATCTGCTGAATGCTGGCGTGAACCCGATCAAGTACATGACGGCAGCCAGTTAGAGCCATGAGGAGGGCGGGGGATCGTCCTTCGCCCTCCTCATGGACGGATCGGCCGATGAGAGTGCAATTGATATATGGGCGGGTCTTCCCGGCCGACGGAACGCGCAACGGGTCTCGCCCGGTGGAACACGCTGCCGGGGAGATTGTGGACTTGCCGTCGAAGGTCGCGAAGTCTTTGATCGAGAAGGGCGCGGCCGTACCCGTTCCCGCCAGGCGTGGCCGGCCTCCAAAGGTGGAAACGGCCGCACGGGCGGACGGCGCTGCTCTGTCGACTGAATAAAGGATCGGCTCGTGGGCTGGAAAACTACATCTGCTCCGGCAATCGCTCCGGTCTCCGTCGCGGAGGCGAAGGACCATCTCCGAGTCGTCGCGTCCGACGAGGACGATTACATCCGCGGGCTCATCTTCGCCGCGGTCGAGTGGTGCCAGGAGCACACAGAACGCCAGTTTCTGCAATCCACCATTGAGTACATCCTTCCGACGTTCGCGAATCCTTTGTGGTTACCTCGTCCGAGCCTCGTGAGCGTGACATCGGTACAGTACCGCGATTCGGACGGCACGTATCAAACGGTGGCCGCGACTGAATACGACGTCGACACCTATTCGAAACCGGGCGCGGTGCGGCTTGCATACTCGAAGTCGTGGCCGACGCCTCAGTCGGTATTTGATGGCGTCAAGATCACCTACACGGCGGGATATGGCGCGGCTCCGTCCAGTGTCCCCGAGCCGATCCAGGCTGCCATCAAGCTCCTCGTCGCCAATCTGTACGAGCACCGAGAGCCGATCGTCTCCGCCACCGTTCTCCGTGAGGTGAAATTCACGCTGACGGCTCTCCTGGCACCATACAGGATCCCGTCGATCCGATGATCCGCGCCGGCGAACTGAGACACAAGATCACAATTCAATCGCCGGCTGAGGTCTCCGATGGGCGCGGTGGCGTGTCTCGCACATGGGACACGCACGCGAAAGCCTACGCCGCAATCGAGCCGTTGAGGTCCGAGGACGTATTCGATCAGCAGGCCATCGCCACAGGGGCGCAGGTCCGCATCCGCACTCGTGGCGTGTCATCTGTCACTACCACGATGCGGGTTCTCTTCGGGACCCGAGTCTATGAGATCGTCGGAGTCGTCGACATAGACGAGCGCGGGCGAGAGCTGCGGCTGAACTGCCGGGAGAATGTTTGATGGCCATGAGGGTATACGGGACGGCATCGCAGGTGATCACCACCGATGCCAAGGTGACGCGGGAATCCGTCCGCAAGACGGTAGCCACGCTGAGTCGGTACGATCGCACGGTCCGGAAGCTCGTGGTCGATCAGATCCGCCAGTCAGAAGGGGAGATCATCGACCTGGCCCGGGGATCGGCTGAGCGGTTCCGCGACACCGGCACATTGAGGAAGTCTATACGCCGCCTCCGACGTCGTCCGGATCCGACGGACTCGCGGATCGTCCGGGGTGGCGTCACCGTATCGGCACGCCACGCGTTGACGCTCGAATCCGGGAACAAGGCCCGCAAGGCACAGCCGTTTTTCTATCAGCAAATCGATGTCGTGTTCCCGCGATTCGAAAACGCCGTAAAGGACATTGTCGCCCGCAGGGCTGCCGCGAGGGCTCATCGTGGCTGAACGCTTGCCCTTTGACGCGATGCAGATGGCGATCTTCTCCCGGCTGACAGACGCCACGAATGGCATCGGATCCACGTACAAGGACGCCGATGGGAACTGGAAAGTATACGACCACGTCCCGCAGGACCCGCCGATGCCATATGTCGAGCTGGGCGGGTTCATCGGCGCGGAGGAGGGGATCAAGAACCGGCGCACGAAGGAACAGACTTTCAGCGTGCATGCGGTATCAGACGCGAGCGGCTATCGCGAACTAAACGATCTCATGAATGCCATCGCGCAATCGGTGACGGCTGCGGAGTTCGGGTCGTTGTCGGACGACTTCCGCGTGGCGAACGGCAGCATCCGAATCTCGAGTTTTGAAGTGTTGAAGGATTACGACGCGGACACCGGCGAGCTATTCCGTCACGGGATTTTGCGGGTCCGCGTTCTTGTCGATGACGTTTCAACGTAGATCGGCCTCCCCGTGAGGGGACGCCAGAACACGGCCGCGAGGCCGGGGAGTTTAGAAAATGGCAGTGGAGACCGGCCTTAATTGGGTTTTCTGGGTGGATGATGCGGAGTCCTCGGCTTCCCCGACATTCAAGCAACTCGGGCAGCAGACGACCGGGACGCTTAACTTTTCGAAGCAGGACGTTGACGCGACGAACAAAGATAACAGCGGATGGGAGGACTTCGTTACGACCAGGCGCGGATGGTCGGCGTCTTGTGAGGGGGTGAGCGACGATAACGACACCGCGCTGGAATATCTCGTCGACACGAACGCACTGGCTGCGGATGTCGATAAACCCGTACAACTCAAACTCGAGAACGCGGCCGGCGATTCTTTCATCGGATGGTCTACGATGGAGAGTTTCGAGTATTCCTTCGATGAGCAAAACCTCGTCAGCTACTCGTGTTCATTCAAGGGACGCTCACGGGATAACACGGGGGCGACCGACCCGATCGCTCTGACCAGAGTATAGAAAGGAATCGACGTGGCGCGGAACAAGGGAGTGGCGATCACGATCGCGGGGACGGTCTATCATCTCCGATACACTTTCAACGCACTGGCGGCTTACGAGGATGCCACCGGGGCATCTCTCATGGAGCTGTTCGCGTTCGACGATGCGACCCTGCGCGAGGTGCAGGGCGCGTCGTCGGACTCGGCTGCTCAAAGTGCTCTCGCGAGCAGTGGCATCGCCCGACAATTCAAGATGGGCACGATCCGGGCTCTGCTCTTCGCTGGCATGTTGCACGAGATGCCGGATCTGACGATTGAGGGCGCGGGCGATCTGCTCGAGGACGCGGACGGGGACACGCTCGCGGACAAATGCCAAAGCGTGATGAACGCTGTTTCATCCGCGCTGGCTCAGTCGTTCGGGAGCTCTGCACCGAAGGCAAAAAAAA